AATATGCTCTTCGCCTTCCCCCGTTTGGGGGTTAGGGGGATCTTTAGGATCTATGACTGGTTCAAAAGAGTGACTGGTTCTGGTGCCGCCACACGGCATAGGGGCTATGCTTTCTGGCGGCACACCTATGCTTTCTGACGGCATAGGGGCTATGCTTTTTGGCGGCATAGGGTTATCGAGATTCATGCAATACAGATTCGATGCGTTACCCTTCCCGTTTTTTACCCCCGGGCGGTTTTCTTTAACCAGCAGGCCCATAGAAATTAATGCATTGATATGGTCACGAACTGCGCTTTTGCTGCATTCGCAGTGATCAGCAATATGCTTATAAGACGGCCAGCATTCGCCGGAATCATTGGCGTTATCCGCCAGTTTGATCAGCACTAGTTTTCGTATCGGGTTTCCGGTTTTGATGGCCATTGCTTTGGCCATAAGCGTCATACTCATAGTCAGATCCCCAGCGTATCGGCCAGCTGGCGGCAAGCTATTTCATATTCTTTCTGGGTCAGACCTAATTCCTGCAGTTCTGCTTTCCGCAGCTCGTAGCGTTCCCAGATCGTCAGCGCAGCAGCGCGACGCTCCTCGAAAATCGATTCGATATCTTCCATCGGGACTTGCACCCCATTCCGGCGAAACCCGTTCCGCCAGGTGATGCGATCTTGTGTTCTCATTGGTCTTTCCTCGGCACAGGTTAAACGCTGGTCAGGCGCTGTGTTTCTCTCATCGCTTGCAATGCCTTTGCAACTTGCTGCGGGCCGTCTCTGGCTTCGAGCAATAACGCGATAATGGCCGCCGCAAACTCGCGTATGGCGACACAGATCAAATACTGGGTTGACATGTCCAGCCGCGCGTAACGTTCCGCCGGCAGCGCTGCTTCCATCGCTTTGGCCAGGGCCATAGTTTTGGCTCTCGCAGCTTTGGTTTCGCCTCGCAGCCAGCGAAAAATCTGTTGCCGGTTGTTGTTAATTGCCCGCCAGTCGGCGTTTCCCGCTTCGTCTTCAATCTGGTACAGCTTCAGCGCGCCAGTGTTACCACCAAGACGAAACCACATACGGCTGATCTCGATGGCGACTACCTCCTGGCCGCTTTCTGCTGCCCAGTTGAAAATCTCTCGTTTCAGTTCCTCGATGTTTTCCACTTCGCGTCTCCTGTCGCTGAAAATTGATTAAGCGTAATCAGATTTAGATCACGCGGATGGTTAAGCTGATTTGGCTGGCAGTTGATATACCTTCGGGTCATAGACGAGTTCGCCGCCAGTCATCAGAGACAAACGAGCTGCCTTACCTTCAGGAACTAAACGGCCCCACGCATAGACCGTAGGAGCCTTAACACCAGCAGCCTCTGCCAGCTTTCTCTTACTGCCGAAAAATTTGATTGCATCTGTTGTTAACATGAAACGCCCTCCTGTTAGATTTTTCTAACAAACTAGGTGTTCGAGATAACGAAGTCAAGGAAATTTAGAATTATCTAACTATGACAATGCCAGGTGAGCGCATCAGAGCGCGTAGAAAAGATCTCAAACTAACTCAGCGCGCTTTAGCGAAGCTGGTTAACGTCGCGCACGTCACTATTTCCCAGTGGGAAACCGGTGATAGTGAGCCTGGCGGGAAAAACCTATTCTCCTTAAGCAATGCTCTTCAATGCAGCCCTACGTGGATACTTTACGGAGATGAAGCAGCCACTCCAGGGGCCCCGGTAGACACCCCACAACCGTTAGATGAACGAGAAGCCGAGCTTTTAAAACTCTTTTCGTCACTCCCTGAGTCTGAAAAAGAACGGCATTTGAATGAACTTCGCGAAAAAGTAGACGGTTTTAATCGTTTATTTGAAGAGTTACTGCAAGCACGCAAACAAAAATAATCCCTTTCTAATCATATAGATGTGATTTTTTACGCCCATTTTGTTCGTTTTTTCTAATTTAATCATTGACCATTTTGTTAGATTTACCTAAATTACATCACATCAACGACGCACTAACCACGCGGCAGTTGTTCAGAAACAGTTCTGACAGCCCGGAAAGACGGGCGCGAATTCTTCGGGTCGCCGACAGTACGATGACATGCGGGAAAGACTGCAACCGGCGTATGGCACATGCGTCGAAGCGGTCCGGGGGTTGCCTTGTGCAATTTCGACCCAGCGGGTAGCCGGAATGTGCAAGCCAGGTGTCCAGGCACGACAGACGATTCACCATCGTGGCGATACGGTGTGACACCCGGGAAGAGTCCGGGATACAACATGAGAGCGCACTTCATTTTTATCAGTTATGGCGATGTTGTTAAATCAAAAGGCGGAGTGCGCTCCCAGTTGTACAGAATCACGTAGCCAGCGTGGTACCAGAGAATATTGCTGTGTGTAGTCTTGGCCCGGGCGCCCCGGGCATTTTTTTCACGCGGTAACGAGGAAAGACCAACGGGACTGACCACCCTGACAGCCGGGAAAGACCGGCAACCTTCAGGCGTAAAAAAGCCCACCGTAGTGGGCTGATTTACCCCAGCGGAGACCAATCCGCCAGGAATGCTACAGGGGACCAACCCTGCAGCGAGGAAAGACCAACGACAGAGCCGCTGATCGGCTCTGAGTATACATCACTAAGGAGCCGCTATGGAAGCGCTTACCATCCCCGTAACTATCTACGTTATGGCTACAACCACCCCATATCTGCCAACGTCTTATCACTCATTCACCTGTGACATGTCACAGCAATACCCTGATCTGTATGTCCTCGTTACTACCAAAACGATAGAAGTTGCCATTCCTGCTTTAGAGCCAATCGACATTATTGGAATGCAGGTTAATGCCCTTCGCGCGAAGAAAGAGAAAATCTCTGCCGAAGCTAAGAAGGAGCTGGGTGTTATTGAAGACCAGATTCAGCAGCTGCTGTGCATCGACCACTCCCCCATCGAAGAAAGCGACGTACCCTTTTGAGGTTCCTATGACAAATAACCCATTCATCGAAAAAATAATCGATGCTGGCTTATCAGTATTTGAGCACGAAAATAATAGCGACTTTGGTTCAGGGACGATGCATATCACCATTATCGGCGGTGTTCGTCGTGTCGAGTTCTACCCTACCACCGGCACCGTTTACGCCAATGCTGAAAAGGGGAAATTTCCGGCATTCAAGCAGAAAAAAGCCGGGATTAAAGTTGCTATCCGTCTAGCTAAATCCGGCGCTTGACCTGCGCCTGAAACCAAGAGGAAAGACCAATGACCATATACAACGGCTTATTTGAGCCCAAAAAATCCGCAATCAAAGACTGCGGTGCCGTGCAGCTGGCGATCGCCGTCGATGCGCCAAACAAAAAAGTAGCTGAAAGCATTATGACCGGCAAACTTTGGGAATCATACCCCGCGAGCGGCGACAACTATTTCAAACCGAAGCTGTGGGAACACCAAGAAGGCCAGCCGCTGCCAACCGTTGGCCAGTTCGATGAGCAGTTCGCCCAAGAAAACACCTTTGACGGTGAAAAATGGGTGGCTAACAGCCAGGATGACGGCGCCACCGAGTTGCCGGCAGGCGATGAAGTTATCGATCTGATGAAGGTATCCCCCAAGGAGCGTTTTGCCGCTGTATTACTCTTCAGCAAATTAGAGATAACCGGCCAGCTCTATTCGCAGGTTGTAGATTATCTTGATGATCTGGATAATCACGATGAAACCATGGAAGAGGATGACCGCTTTAACTTCAATGTACTTTGCGCCCTGCACAACAACGAGCCGGTTAAACATATGCATGTTGAAGGCCTGAATAATCTTATTCATGGCATTTTCTCCCATTTTGAAAACCAGACGCCGGGCAAAGCGGCTATTTCTCAATTTGTAAAACGCTGGCTGGAAAATCCCGGTAAACGTGAAGACATGGTACCAGTTGAAATCACATCAACAGACTCCGCCAACACTGAAACAAGCGTTAAAGTCACTCCAAAGCGAGGTTATAAACATACCTATGCAACACTGGATCAGGAGATCGCTGTCGCCCTACTCCCTATTTCTCCCGACGCGCCAGTATTATCAGGCAACCTTCGCGATGCTGAGAAAATCATTGCAGACGAGCGCGAAGATTTTAAACGTTGGTCAATGGCGCTTCGCACCACGGAGCACATTCTCAAATATGACCGAGACAGTATTTTTGGCGTAGTGCAGAACGTACCGGCGAAAGATACCTACCATTTCCCTGACAGCCTGCGCCGCCATATCGATTCATGGCTGGCGGCCAACGGCCGCTTTGAGGAAACCGAGACAGGATCCGTTAAACAACCAGAGGCGACGCAAAATACCGCCTCAAACGTGGGCGAAAAAGTGGAAGCGCCGCAGCCGGTTGTAACCGACACCCTGGCCAAACAGGCGCGTGAAACGCTCAATGATATGGGTTATGGCGTATATGCCTCTGGTGAAGGTGCAGAGCCGGAAGAGAAGTTAAGCGTTAAGGCTGAAAAACTGGCTGATGATTCCGAGCGTTTAGCAAAACAAATCGTTCACGCTGAAAGCCTGCCTAACGCTGAGGATGTTGTGCAGGCTGTCGGAAAACCAATCATCGGGGAAGATAATTTAGACCTATGGAAACGCGTATTTAAAACCGACGAAAGGTTTACTAAGGCTTTCACACAGAACGGCGGTGGCACCTCAATAAACGGTACCTACATGACCATGCTCGCCACCCGTGAGTTTGGCCCCAAGGGCATCGGCTGGGGCGTGGATATTGTTGAAGAGCGTTTCGATATTGGCGCGCCGATCACTCGGCAGGTAAAAGGCAAAGACAACAACGCATCGTGGGAGCTGGTTCTTGATGGGAATGGTAATACCGTCAACGAACAGCACCATGTTGTGACTGTCCGGCTCTGGTACATCCTGAACGGCGTACGAGGTGAGGAAACAGCATACGGCTGTACACCCTACATTTACGGTAGTAAATACGGGATCACCTGCGACGGCGAAGCAGCCAAAAAATCACTGACTGATGCGACCAAAAAAGCGTTATCCGGCCTCGGATTCAGCGGCGATATCTTTATGGGGCTTTACGACAATCTGGAGTACCGCCAGAGGAATAAGGCCGAGTTTGATCTGAAGAACGCCAGCGAATCAGCCGAAGATGCAGCACGGCTTCGCCAGGAGTTTGACGACAAATTAAGCCGCGTTGCTAATACCCTGGCGCATGGCGTGACGGTGAACGAAATCAATGGCGTGTTTTCCCCTATTGCACGTGAGATCGATGTACACATTAAAGCCGCCCAGGCCAACGGCGATACGCAGCATGAACGCTATCTGTCTGGCCGACTCCGCCGACTCATCACCATTAAGGATGGCCGCATTAAAGAACTGAATAAAGCCGAGGAGAAAGCATAATGACTTCCACTACTGCTATTGCTATCGCTGCCGATATGTCAAAACTCCAGGCGCTTCTGGAAAATGAAGATGGTTCTGGTCTGTCTCCGGAAATGATCGCCGACACAATGGAAGGTCTCGAGTTACAACTCGGAGATAAACTGGATGCCGTATTCGTCCACGTTCGCAATCTGGAAGGCCTGGCAAAAACCTGCGATGAAGAGGCCAAACGCCTCGCCGACCGCAAAAAATCATTCGAAGGTAAGATCACGAACCTGAAGAAATATGTTCTCCAGTGCCTACTGGCCGCCGGTCAGGATACGGTTAAAACCGCCAAAAATACCTTTACCGCACGTAAGGGAGCTATAAACGTCGTGATCGATAATGATGAATTACTGCCGGATGAATTAGTGACAGTTCAGACGTTAGTCACTCCGGACAAGAAAGCAATCAAGGAAGCGATTGAATCAGCACAGGCAGCGGCGGCCCAGATTACCGCTGACGGCGGAGAGATACCGGAAGAACTGTTAAACCCAGTGCCGGGAGCTCACCTTGAGATTGGCGAACGGTCACTGCAGGTGCGCTGATATGCTGAGACTATCTCTGAAAAAAGGTGATGCAGTTCATATCGTGTTACCGGATGGGACTAACGCAATTATCGAAGCGCTGGCCCGGTGTGAACTCGGTATGCACTTCCCCCGCAATATCAAGATAACGCGTGAGGATGGTGCATTCCAACCGAAACAAAACCTGATTAAGCATAATCAGAAATAGCCCATCACTACCGCTAGCATTGTGGTCTACCAATAAACCGGAGATCACAATGCTACGTTGGCAACCAGGTGTAGTTTTACTTTCTGAATTCGATATCAAAATTGGCAGGCTATCAGCCAGCGTTAGAAAAAGGACTCTGACCCAGTCCGATATCCATATCGCTTGTGATACAGCTGACAACGCAATAGCCCGGCTTATGAGGAAAGACCATGACCAGAGAAAACGATCTCCTGACCGACGATGAACTGATAGAATTGACCGGATACCGATTTCCTTCTAAGCAGTGCTCGGCTTTAGCTAAATCCGGTATTTCGTTTGTTAAACGTCGGGACGGCCGGCCTCGCGTGACATGGACACATGTGAATGCAGCACTATTCGGAGACAGAAAAATAGTTGCTGACGAAGAAGAAAAACCAAACTTTGATGCTATTTAAATTATGGGAAGAAAAAGAAAAAACCAGGAGGATAACAAACTTCCTCCCCGCGTTTATTCAAATAAGTACAGTTACTATTACAAACCAACCTCAAAAGAATGCATCACAATTGGCCCCGTATCAATGCCCTTGTCTCAGTTATGGGCAAGATATGAGGCATTAATTGACGAACAGGCCAACGTAATGACATTCAGTAAATTATGGGGGTTATTTCTTAAGAGTGCCTATTATCTTGAATTGAAACCAAGGACGCAGAAAGATTATCTGCAACACCAGAAAAAGCTACTTGCTGTATTTGGGAAGATTACGGCAGATAAAATTAAAACTGAAGATATCAGGATGTTTATGGATAGGCGAGGCTTGCAAAGTAAAACACAGGCAAATCATGAAATGAGTAGCATGTCTCGTGTTTTCAGATGGGGTTTTGAGCGGGGTATGGTTAAAGGAAATCCTTGCCAGGGCGTCAGTAAATTTAAAGCTGTCGCCCGCGGGAGGTACATTACCGACGCGGAATATGAGGCCATCTATAAGGAGGCGGATGATGTCGTTCGTACAGCAATGGAAATTGCCTATCTTTGCGCTGCCCGCCTGGCTGATGTACTCGGCATGCAGTGGCGACAGGTAACGCCGGAAGGAATCTTCATTCAGCAGGGTAAAAACAATGTTAGCCAGATCAAGCAGTGGACAGACCGGCTTAAACAGGCTTTCGAACTCGCAAAAACATTCTCTAATTCCGGCAATCCAGGAGCATTCGTCCTGATGGGCTCACATGGTAGCGGGTTCAGTAAAAGAGGATTCAGCCACCGATGGGAGGAGGCAAGGCATAAAGCTTCTGTAAAACTGGGGTACGTTCTCGACTGTACGTTCCACGATCTGAAGGCGAAAGGTATCTCTGATTACGAAGGAAGCAGCCGGGATAAACAACTGTTCAGCGGACATAAAACAGAAAGCCAGGTTCTGATTTATGATCGTAAAACGAAGGTGTCACCCACTCTCGACAAGCCGCCAATTGAGACTAAAAATTCTAAGTGA